CCAACATATCATACGAAAAAACATCCCAAACATTATGATCTCCTTTAGGGCAATTAAGTACAGTGCCCCAGTTATCTAAGGAATGACCGCCCTCTCTTGATGGATTAGCTAATCGGGACATTACCAGTGTGTCAGTTATTTTACACTTGCTAAAGTCTGCCGATAGTAGTTGCTCCAGTACAGGTATGTCATACCCTATAAGGTTGTGACCAATTAGTTCGCACTCGTCCTGAAGTTGTAACCAAGTTATAAATTCAGGTAGTCTATCTCCTGACCAAGTTAAGGAATCATCGTGTCCTCCTAACTGTCGCACAACAATACACCATACTGTATCAGGGTCAAGGCCATTGGCTTCAATGTCAAGTACAAACTGTTTCATTAAAACTCCGATTCTTCACCCATAGGGCAACTAGTTTCAATCATCCGACCTGTCTCTTTATCATAGTAAAGGTAACAAGCCGCACCAGTGAGTCCAACAAATCTGTTCTTGAGTACACGAACTGTTGTGGTGTTCCGTGTCTCAGGGTCAGCGTGTTGCTGATCTCGTTCAAGTCCAATGACCATATCACTTAGCTGTGCAATAGCCGCTGAACCTCTAAGTTCTCCTAAACTAATCTTACCACCATCTTCATGCGCCTTTGAGCCGCTAGGTCTACGCAAGTGTGATACTAGGAATAGCCCTACACCTGTCTCTTGAACTAGCTTTCTAAGGTTAGTCATAATGCTGTCGATGGCTTTACGCTCGTCCCCATTGTCCTGATCACTGACCACAATGCTTAGGTGATCTAAGATGATCCACTTACAGTCCAACCCTTTAGCCATATAACGTATGCGCCCAAGTAGGTTGTCCTCATTAGTAGAACCCCAGTGATCAAACATATAGATACGACCAGAACCTAACGTCTTATCCCAATAACTCTTCTTCTCTTCCTCAGAGATAGTTTGGTTAAGATGTAGTTGCTTCTCAGCTTCAATGGACATGATGCCTAATGCTGTCTTAGGTATGTCCTCCTCCAACGCTAGGATGCCTATGTTGTCCTCCGTAGCACCTAACAGGTAATGCTCTAACTCGCGTACCATTTGAGACTTACCCATGCCACTGCCACTAGTGATTGTGACTAACTCACGCGGACGGAATCCGTAGGTGTACTCATTCAGACAAGCCCAAGGATAGGGTATGGACTTAACATCGGACTGCTTAATGATTAAATCCCAGGTCTCATTACCTGCAATGATTCCATCAGGCTGATATGACTTAGCGTTCCACCACTCACGAACAAAGGTAGTGACCTTGTTAGCCTTGAGCATATCCCCTGCATCCTTCATGGACAACACGACATTCTTTGCCTTGTTGGGGGTAAACAAATCAAGGACTGACTTAGCCGCTAATTGCCCTGCTTTATCTGCATCAAAACAAATGACCACATTCTCAAAGGACTCTAACCACTCAAGGTTTTCTTTAATGTCTTTTGATGCTCCATTTGAGCCACTTCTAATGGAGACAACAGGCCATTTTCCGTCAAACATTTCGTGAACTGCAAGTGCGTCTGCCTCGCCCTCTGTGACCGTAATGTATTTACCGCCACCCTTGAAAGCCTGTTGACCGAACAACCCAACATTATTAAATTCTCCTGTAGCATAAAAGTTCTTGTTGTCCACAATGCGTACCTTAGTGCCTAACACTGCACCTGAGTCCTTATCATGGTATGGGTAATGGTGTTTGCTGACCTTCCCATCAGGGGAAAACTCAACGGTGACTCCGTACTTCTTAGCCACCTCTTGGCTTATTCTCCTGTCAGGGATTGCCGCTACTGTTCCTGTCATTTCCAAATGCCTCGCTTTTCTCTGTGTTGCTTGTTCTATAACCTGACCGTTACCTTTCTCGTAGTAGCCACAACCACCTGAAAAACAGGTGGCGTGACCATCGGAGTACCTCGCCAAGTTATCCCTTGAACCACACTTGGGGCATGGTTCATGTCGGACAAACGAGGATGTCATTTAGAAGTCCTCTCCACCAGTATCTTCAGCTTGCTCTAAGACCTTGATCTTGTTGAGATAGACTGAAGTACCATGTACAGGATGAGGATTACCCTCTGCGTACAGGACACGAACCTTAGACCCTCTGCCGATACGCCCCTTAAATGATCCTCCTTCTGAATCAAGAACAGGGACACTGTACTTAGTTGAGAACTTCCGTTGCTTTGCGCCTTCATATTCGCGCAACTTAACACCTTTTTCTACTAACTCATCAGCAGTTGACTCATCCAAAGTTAGGACAACAGAAAACTTACCTGTTGATTGACCTTGATACATCTCATGCTCGTCCAAGTTTTCAAACGCTAATAGACCTTCTAATACTGCCATAGTTACTACCTCTTTTTTTCTAGCTTAGTGAATGACCCTTATGTATAACTTAAGGATCGTTTGGTTAATACTATAATTATATATTAAATATTTTCCTTTAATACATAAGTATAGTATACCATGAATTAGGGCATAACCTCAATCATTCAAAGTTATACCCATTATTCATTAAATAAATACTACTATTGTTCCTCCATGTCTGCTAGGAATTCAAAGGGATTGACAATATCATCAAGAATGATCTGCATAGGGCTGTCCATCGTTGCCTCATTGGATGCTGACAGGCAGTTACTGCACAACTCTGAGTAATCCCCTGTCGCTCTATCAATCCTTCTCATCTCGAAATCATTCATTATAACGTCACACGCTTTGCATCTACTCATGGCTAAAAGCCCTCTTGTGTTGGTCTAAAAACTCTTTAGCTGTCAGGGTGTTATAGTAAGCCCTGACGCTATCCTCTGCGCGTTGGTGCGCCTCCTGTAATGTCATGGCTAACATCTCATACTCAACCATCTCATCAATCAATCGGGTAATAGGTCTGATGTCGTTATCATCGCCCCCTTCATACCCTATTAAGCGTTCCTTTATTTTACTCATTATTAACGTCCTCCATCTTATAGACATAACCAAAGGATATTACCAGTAACGGTAACAGTATTATTGTACCACTAAAGGGCATAGCCTGTAAACTGAAAGGATCATTTTCGTTTACCGTCCATACTGCTCTAGAATCCACGAACTCTATATCAATACCAGTACCGTTGCGTGGTTCTATCGACAGCGTATTTTTACCAATTCGCCAGTTCATAACTCCACCCCGTAAACATTAGCCATAAATGAGACTGCTTTATTTCGCATAACCTGCTTTGAATGCTCTGTGAAAGGTCTGCAAGCATAGACACTCTCTAAGCCCTCCATGTGTACATTGGCTAAGTGTTCGCGCCTAACCTTATCATATAGCAAGCCTTGAGCATAGGTTCTCTCATCCCCTAAACGAGCGAGAGCATCAAACTGTGCCCTCACTATCTCTTTTTGCGTCAATCCGTCAATCTGCATCTTATAGACTCCAATAGTCAATAGTACCTAAAATTACATAGCAGAGGCTTAACCCCGCTACACCTAACCAACATAACCTATCATCATTATCATCATGATTCATCATGAAATTCCTTATTTTTTGTATCTTTCTCAGCATCAATAATTAATTCACTGATATATAGAGCATACAGTAGAATTAAACCCAATACAACACCTATTACATATGAAAACATACCTTAAAACCTCATATAATCCATTCTAAGCCTATTTCATGGGTTAGGCTATGCTACCCTACTAATAAACACTAAAAAGCCTTAGAATGTAAATTAAAGGCTTTGTGGTGCTTACTCCATTCGCATCCGTTTGATTAGATCATGGGCTTGTTGCTCGCTCATTTCGTAATATTCCGCGAACCTAGCCACAGTCAAAAAGTTATTAACCCAATCAAGGTACATATATTCATCACTAAAATGCTCAAATGCTTTTTTCATGCTGTCACCTCATCATAGTCAGGGTTGCACTCACTGGCAGACGTTAATAGCCAGTCTATACGTTGTTGTGGTACTAATGTATGCTCACAGCCATCTAGCCATCGGTTTATATGCTTAGACGTTGTAACGCTGTACTTCTGCTCAGTTCTAATCAATGAACCGTCAGTGATCCTAGCGGCTACTGGTGTTTCGTAGCTGAAGAATACCTGAGCAAAGCCTAAGTCTAGTTCTGTTTGGTTACTTCCAATTAATCGTAGTTTCATCGTTGTTACTCCTAGTTGTTTATTGGGTCTTACTACGCCCCTAAAGGCGTTTCGACTATACCCCTATAGTCTCATCAGGTAAGTTGGTTATCTTGTTATTAGCGGTGCAAGCGCTGTTAAGTAACTAGCATGGTGTTGATGCACTGCGTCGGTAGACTCATTTAAATAAATTGCCGCCCTCTCTCTTGTATGTTCGGAAACGTCCCACAATAAATGAGGATATTTTGCTAATTCTCTAGCTAATCCCATAGCAGTTTTGGCGCTTGGGTTGAATCTAAAGTCGTCTATGATTTCATGTAATGTCATGTTGTATTACCTCAGTTATTTAAATAGTTACAATAAAAGGCACTCCAAAGAATGCCCTTGATTTAACTACTTATCCGTTTACCCATTGATCAATCAAACCTTGCGCCCATGTCTCTGCGTCCTTGTTTAATCCGTTGCGGCATTGTTGCTTGACTTGATAAAGTTCTAGTTCTATTGCATCAATCTCAACATATATGAACCGTTACTATGCTACCTCCCGTGATCTTAAATCAGCAAATTCTAACCATTTTTCATAGGTCTCTTTAGCTTTGATATGTTCCTCACTCCACAACACCAGTGCCAGTTTTACCCGTGGATCAAATAATACAGCGTCGTGCGTACCCTTTCTATTAACGAACTTTTCACCGACTAACTTACGTGAGAACTCACGGATATCATGACCAATATCTGCATATTTCATGGCATTTTGCCAACAATATTCATCCCTCTCTTGACTGATATCTATATACGCTAAATGTTTCCACGTTTGGCTCTCTGTGGCTTTGCTTAAATCCTCTAAGCGTCCCTGTATTAATATCTCTAACTTGTTCATAGCTATCTACCTTTAGTTGATAATGATTCTCATTTGTATTACAAGAGACCTGCTCCCTTGCTTCTTGCGCCCATTATAGCGAATGATCAGCCCATGTATATAATGCAAACTATATAGTGCACATTCATATCATGAATAGTCTATGTAACCTTTATATATGCGCGCGTGTACGCGTAGCAATAATCATGCCAACTTGTGTACGCTTGTGTCATGCAATATCTGTGCCAATATGTGGCTATAGGTATCCACAAGCATACTCACTCTTCACCTGTCAAACATAAGCTTGACCCAATGGCGTCCCTTGGTCACATGGAGCCTTGTGTATAACCTGTGGATAACTTATGCACAGGCCATGGATACTGTGGATAACTCATGTATAACCTGTGGATAACTAGAGGGG